TTAGAGTTACACTTGTAACCGGAATGTCTGACTGTGCAATATGTTCACGACAAGTTTTTGCAAGTCTCATATTTAGTCGGTTGTCACTATAATAGAGAATTCCTTTTGTCATACTGTCACCTTTATTCATTTTTATTTTTCCATCCTTTACTTGATATACATCCAGCTTTTGTTTCTGTTGTTACTGATAACAAACAGTGGATCTATTTTGTACGAATCAACCCAACCATTGACTGCATTAATAACATTCATTTCTTTAGATTTTCTTTTGTGTTTTGAATAATCATCATAATCATGACCGTAAACAATGCCACCAGGTCGAACCTTTTTACTCCATAGAGAGATATCTCTGACTGTATACTCGTAGGCATGGTTACCATCAATAAACACAAAATCTAGTGATTCATCTGGGAACCGGTCTAATATTGCAGGATCATCACTCCATCCTCTGATTAGTTCACAATCCCATTTCTTAGTGTTTTCAATTGCTCTGTCATAGGCTTCTACAATGTCATGAGAAGCAAAGTCTTTATATCCCTTGTATGAAGTCCAGGCATCAACACCATAGAGTTTTAACCCCGGCATCATGCGCAATAACCACTTAGAATAATCACCTTGATATACTCCTATCTCAGCTCCAACTTTAAACCCCAATTCATTAAATAGTCTCGGTGTGTCTTTAAATCGTCCAATTTGTAAACTAATTGGTGACTCAACTCCACGTACGCTATATTTATCTAAAATATAATTAAGTGTTTTTAGGCCTTCAGCTTCCATATTTGATCTTTCCAGTCACTTGGCCACCTTGGCAGTGGTCCATGTGATTCAATTAAATTAATAAAAAACTCTGTATCGTTAATAATCCATCTATTGAATGAATATTTATAGCTTTCTCTACACTCTTCTCTACTCATCCAATACATACGGCCATGTTTAGCTCCTTTGTGTAGATGTGCATAATAAGTATTTTTATTAGTCTTGACTGCCCCGCCATTTTTCCAAGTAGTAAAGCTTATTTCTTCAGCTTCTTGTCCCCACCCTTTATATGATATATCCATAAAGTTATTTTTGTGAAACCAGGCTTTAGTCATAAACCAGCAAGAACCTTGAAACTCGAGAGTATCATCAATCATGACATCTTTTCTCTCTATCGATCTAGCATCCCATTTGAATCCGTGGATAGATTTATCTCTGATAAGTGAGCTAAATATAATATATTCGTAATCAATAGGTGGCCTGTTGTCTGATTGGTCTTGTAAACACCAGTTTACAGCGTCTAATCTGTGCCTTCTTGGTATCTGTACCCAATTAGCTTGATGGTCATCCAGTAACTGCTTATCAAATCCTTTAGCCACTAAACAATGCGCATCAAGAGACATAACATAATCACCACGAGAAGCAGCAACAGCCATATTAATACCGTGTCGTTTCTTTGTGTGCCTTGTGCTTGGGGTATGTAGGTAATGAACTCGAGGATCATCCACTACTTCTTCATTTTTAGGATAATAACCATCAAGAACTGCAAATATTTCTATGTCAGTTGTTGAATTTTTAAGTACATCCTCGATTGTCTGTTTAAGAAACACCTCATTTTTTGAGGGTATGATTATACTTATCATTAGAACTCTCTCAAAAATTAATAATCTAAACCTTCATTGCCTCGTGTTGATGCTGGTGGTAAGTCAGGAATAATCTCACGGTCTTTGTTTCCGTGTTTGAGTGACTCAATAGCCGACTCCATATTCATCATGTAATTTTGTTCTCTCTCTGTAAGTGGAATAGGTTTCTCTCGAGAACTCTTGTAATCAATAACAACACCATCAAGCCAGATTCTATGAAAAACCTTTGGTATTCCATGAGTTGTGGTAGATGGGTCAATACTCATGTCAGAGGTGCTTGCTAGGCTACTAATAGCAGTAGGATAGGTGTCACACCACACTCGGAGGCCACCGGTTACATCTATTATCTCTCCTGAATAGAGCTTGATAGACTTTCTCATTAGATCGAAAGCTGCAACACCTTCGTCATTACTAAACAAATTAATAATGTTAGTTTCAGTTGTAATAGGTTTTGATATTTCTGATATATCCAACTCTTCTAGTTTAATCCAGTACGTGCCATCGAGCTTGGCTTCTACACGTTTGATTCGAGTTAGTATGTCGGGAGGGAGTTTGTAAATTCTTTGGTCAGCCACTAAATCAGCATATTGAGGTACTAAAAGAATGTCCTCGTCAGCTTTAATAATCTCCTCGGCGATCTCTTCTTGTCGATCAACCATAAAAGATAATATGTCAGCATCCACGAAGGTAGAGCTGTTAGTTCTGGTTCTTAGTCGAACCTTTGAAGCAAATTGTGCTGGTGTCATAGTTATATTATGTCTAATTGAAAGGGATTAGTCCAGTATTAGTATATTACTATACTAAAAAAGCCCCCATCCAGATGTGGATAGGGGCGAACCTTTAGTGTTTATGCAAAAGCGACCCAACTTAGTTGTTCGTTAATTACATTGACATCGGTATCTAAACCGATAATGAATCCTCGCTCACTTGGTGTAATACCATTAGAAGTGATTGCACTTCGTGTGCCAGCAGCTACGGTTTTGAATCCGTGAGCATCTGTCATACCTTCAAACCATTCAACTCCATCACGTGATGTGTTGTTAACTACTTTTACATAACGAGGTTTAAAACCAGTCGTTACGGTAATAGCAGCAGCGGTTGCGTCTGTAAGATATCTACCGGATGCAAAGTTTTTTACGCCGTTATCTTTTGTTTGACTTTGTGTTACAGCCATAATTTAATTCCTTATATTTATTTTTTAATTGTTAAGCAGTTACGCCATGTTCAATTCTACCGATGTATCCTTGTTGTAGAATTTTAGCTACGTAACGAGCTTTCCAGCCAGATGTTTGTCTTTGATCTAAAGGATCAGCTGAACCAGCGGAACCTAGAGCATGAACAATATTCTTTAAAGCGTGGCCTGAAATTCGAGATTGTGCATAAGCATCTTTACCGAAGATCAAGGTGTTATGTACATCAACACTAGATGCACCAGCGCCAGTTTGTACTGAAGCGTTAGTTGTCATCAAGAATCGGACATTAGCTAAAGAGCCAACTTCATCCATCATGACATTTGACTTGTTAGGATACTTTTCGACTGGAATCCAACCGGTAGCATCATCAAGATCAAAGAGTGTATCTTCTGAAATAATACCAACAAATGAACGACCGACTGGTACAGTATTGTATCCTGTAGATGGGTCAATCATCATAGTAACTGGCTTTGCATTGTTTCCTCGAAGAGTACGAACCATCTCTTTAACTTCAGCTCGTGTAAGCTTCATAGCAGCACTAACTTCACTTGTTTGTGTAGCAGTTGATGCATATTGTACAGTTGTACCAGCTACAAGAACATCTCGACATAATTGGTCTAGAGTGTCTCCAGCTTGTTCACCGAGAATCATTGCTGTCTCAGTTAAAATAGGATCTTTAGATTCAGTCAAAACAATATCATCAAAGGTAACATAGTCACCGTATTGTAGAATTGTTGCTGTGATGTCAGTTGTACTTAACTGTTTACCACCTGGAGTTACACCAGCAGTTAATGCAGTTGTAGCGACAGCTAGAGAACCGTATTTTCTAAAATTAATAACATTAGTACCAGCATTTTGTGGTACATCTCGAACCTGTGCGAATCGGTTGTGAATGAACGCAGGCACTGCACGTTCTAAAAGTGCCCTGTCATAAAACTGATTTACTTCAGCCGGGATTTGAGTTCTTCCTGTTAAGGCCATAGTGACTTCCTTTTTTAATATTAATATTTAGCGCAAAAAAAAGAGCGTAGATCTGTCTAAAGATCTGACGCTCGGTTTTTCCGTTAACGCTATATACACAAATTGTATGATAGTGATAACTGCTTGTCAACTAATTATAGTGAGTCACCAACGGTTCGACCTGTCTCTGGGTCTTGTCTGTCAGTTCTAAAAGCAGATCCAGCCTGTGCTGTTAGGTTGAGACTGTTAGCCCATAATTCTCCGATCTGTTGAGGGACCATGGCCGGCACACCTTTAGGAACTAAAACAATATATCCGTTTACTTGGAAGTGCTCTACTGAACCTGATACGTGTTGAAATGTTCGTTTTTCACCTTTAAACACTTCTTTAACCACACCCATCTCTTCCTTACCAGTCAGAGGGATAAAGATTTGCATCTTAGGTTGTTTATCTAGCTTCTTTTGCATTACCATAGCTTTACTCTTATAAGTCTCCTCTATCTGCCTTTCTTCTAAAGGATTCAACGGAGGATCAAGAGTTTTAACTTTTTCAATCTTTTTAACTTCTTTTTTTGCATCATCTGCTTCAGCTTCAGCTTTTTCTAAAGCTTCCTGTGATTGCTTTAACATTCTAATAGACACCTCGAGAGGAGCTTTATAAGTAAAGGCTTCAGATTCTTCTTGAGACATGCCTAAATCAACAGCTTCAGACTGTAAATCTTTTAAGGTTGGACCATCATTGTTTTTTGCCATAATATTCTTTCAATAATTAATTAGTTAGTTCGATTCATTACGTTTTTGAGTTCGTTTTCAAAATCATCTTTTGATGCACTCATCCAGTCTTTACTTATGTTTGTTTTTCTTGCTGTAGTTGTAACTGTCTTGGTAGCCTTGGCCTTCTGAGTTGCTTCTCGTTCCTTTTGTGCTCCAATCCTCATGAGATCATTACCAGCTACAATAGCAGCAATGTTTTTAACTGGAATATTTGAATAAGCGGGATGATTCATATACTTTAAAATAACCGGCTTATGTTTGGATAGTTCAGGTTTATCTTGCAGGAATGTATTTACTTCAATCTCATCTTTAAGTGATTGGTTTTCTTGCTTGAGTGGATCTATGTTTCGATTAATCAACTTTTGAAATCTTTGCTTTTCTTCTTGGTCAAAGTCTTCATCGTCTTCATCATCGTCTTCAACCATTTTTGCTCGTGCAGCTCTGGTTTCCGGTTCAATAGCCTCAACATCAATAGGCTCTTCAACCTCTTCAGGCTCGTCAGTTTCTACAACCTCTTCAGGAGCATCATCTGCAGCATCGGGAGTTTCTACCACTTCATCAGGGGTTTCTTCTACTACTACTTCTTCAATTGGGGTTTCGTTATTGTCACTCATATATCGGTTTTTCCGTTTAATATGTAATTTTTAATTTATCTAAAAGACAATATCTTTAGGTTCATCTTTAGTAATGTCTTTAAAATCGTCACTGTAAGGATCAAGAGATATCTTTTCTTCTACTTGAGAATACTTTTCTATCTCAGACCCTGGGGTACCTATAATTTCTTTGTTTATATTAATTTTGTCTCTTATTCTATCGATGTCAGCTTTAGTTTCGTCTTCACCAAGACCCTTGAGCAATTGGTTATTTAAATAGTCTAGATTTAGACTAACAATAACCTCTAGTTGCTTCCAGCCTGCGTGATTCATGAGGTTTTTAAAGTTACTAACAAAAGCTTTCTGATCAACTAACATAGCTTTTAACTGCTGTTCATTATTTGTCATTACATAGCCTTTCCGTTTGTGTCGCTAGGAGTAATATTAGGTACATTAACCGAACCACCTCGACCAGCTAAAGAAGTTGGTACTATATTTTGTGTGCCGGGAGCTTGAAATGCTGTATCTTGGTTATCCTCTGGGAATAGTTCAGGGCTTAGTTTCTTTAAGAGTAATGCTTGTTTGTGTGCTTCCTGATGTGCTCGTGAAACGTCGTTATCTGCAGCTTTAGTATGACCTTCCATGTGTACGTTGTGGTCATCCTCAGATCTAACAGGTACAAATTCACCTTTAGTAAGCTTGATGTTTTCCTCTTCAACTATTCTTTCATCAATAGTAGGAGGGAATAACCGATCTAACTCATCTTTTTTAAGTCCATGCAGTTTACCAAGCCTTTTGAGTGCATAACGTCTATTAGTGCCAGGATCTTGCATAACTAGACCGAAATAGGCAGTCATAGATTTACGCTCTTCTAGTTGTTTGGCTCTACTTAGTACTTGGCTTTCAATCTTAATATTAGGATCTAATTTAGGTATGAGATCGGATTTACTAAAGGGTTTCCACTGGGTACCAAAAGCACCTTCAAGCGTTATAATTTTCTCATCAATATCATCGGCTAAATTATCCTTGTAACACTGGAACCATAAGCGCCAGAATCTTTTTTCACTCCAACCAAATACCTTGGCAGACAATGAATAACGAGTGTCTACACTAGACGCAACTAGGTTTAATTCTCCAAGTGTTCTCTGACTCTCTGCGACTGCTCCTTGCTGTAGTTCAGGTGTTGCGGTTGCTTTCTGTGCTGAAGCATCAAGAGAGTTATAAATAAAGTCTAATAGAGGCATGTTAGGACTGTATTTATTAAGCTTCATGATAGCGTTACCAATTGGCTCGTTTTTACCATCAATAGGAATAAACTTATTCATTCCAAAAGACAAATCTTTTCTGTTGGTTATCTTGTTACTGTCATACACATAAGATGCGTAAAGATCAGACTTCATCAATTGAAAAGCTAGGTTTTGAGCAACTGCTCTACCACGCTGCTTATCTTCAGTTAGATCAATAATAGATGTACCATCCCAATCATGGGAGTGAGGATACATAGGACGATCTACCCATTTCCAAAAATCATGTTCTAACACTTGATATCCAACAACCTTGGATCGATCATTAGTTAACCAAACTTTTACCTTTTTAACTTCGTCTTTTACTTCCCAATGTGTATACCAGATAGTTACATCATATTCACCGTTCTCACCGAGTGAATCTTCTTTGTCAAACTTACCGGTGGACTGGTGCCCTTGAGCACTAGCTCTAGCGTCAATAGCATCTTGCAGCAATGACATAGTGCCAGAACCGTATTTAACATCTTTAAAATTGACTTCAACTGAATGTTCATTGTCTTTGATTGCTCTTTGTGTCATTTTAGCCTCATAACCAAAGAATCGAGCGGAGCCGTTACCGGTTCTATCACCATTAAAAGAAACAGCTCTAGGATCACGTAAAAAAGCTAGGGGATCAATAACATGAGGAACGGGTAAATATACCTTTTTCTCTGGATCACGGATGTATTCCTCAACTGAGACAATGCCCTTACCAAAGAATGAAGCGTCGAATATCCAATCATGGTCCATCTCATTCTTATACATATCAACATAATCATATTCAGCCATCGATTGTAGGTTTTCAGCTTGCTCTTCATCACCTTCTTCTCTACCGGTAAAACTAACCTGTAGTTTGTCATCATAGAGTGAAGCAAGTACTGTCTGGTGTACGGTAAACATTGTCGTATCACCTACAGCATCTTTTGATCGTTTTTGATTGTTGTAAAGTTTTAATCGGAGTTTGTGTTCTTCTTTTTTAGCATTCTGATGTTTCCAAGATATCTCAAATTCTGCTTGAACCTGAAGTGCTAACTTACCATAGTCATCATTTGAATCTGGTCGTTCTGACAAGTCTTTACCTTTAGGTTTTGAATTGTCATAGTCTTTGTCTATCGTGTGTTTTGGCATATTTACTCTGCTACTGTTCGTAATTCTTCAAACTTCTTAACGGTTGTTACTTGTTCTTTAGTCAATTCTACACCATCTAACTCGTCTATTGTAGCGGTCGCAGCTGCAAAACATAGCATAGCTACGTGGTTATCTTGTTCTTTGGTGAGTTTCTTTTTACCCTTCTCAGGAGCAATAACCATATAGTCACCATAAAAACTATCTTTATGGACTAGATGCCAAACAAACAGATCTTTATCATATTTTTCTATAACAATGGGACATTCTCGGTAAGGTGTAGCAAGTAGAGTTGTCATTCTAGACTTGTTAGCTTTATTCATTTTTTGATATGGGCTATCAGTTTTTTTCTTACTCATAAAAAAAGTATATCATTATTATTAATTGATTATAACAAGTTCTATCTTTTCATCTTCTTTTACTATTTCACTTTTGTTGACTTCTGTCCGAACAATCAAACCACTAGCCTTGTGTATGTTGATCTGTCCAAAATCAACTTTTCTCAGTCTTTGAATCAGTATAGCTTCACGCTTTGTTATCTCACAGATAACTGTTTCCTCTTCTTGATGTGGTACAAATCTATTATTCATATGGATCTAAGTTAACTGGTGTTTCAGTTGCTGTAATAGTAGGATCAGCAGGCTTTTGTAGTTCAAACATCATGCGCATCATCATCATATCAGAAAAATCCGGAGATCTACCTAAAAGCTCTTTTATATCGTCTTTTGATATCAATCTCAGTGGTGCCTCTATGGAGCTTTCTTTTCTTTTGAGTGTCTGTAGGTCTTCTATAATCATTTCTTTCGTAGATTCATCTACTTCAGCTGATACTTTAACTTTGTGGTCCATAATAAGTTCAGCAAGCATAAAACCACACTGCGACCGCAGGTTTCCATAGTTTTCTCTTTGGCCATCTACCTTGATAGCGGTGCTATTACCTACAAACCCCTTAATACCCCTTAATATATCAACGACGCCGCCACCTACACCATCATCATCAGCAACAGCATGTGAGTAGGGTATGCGCTCGCTTCTGAGTATTTCCTTTATATCTGCAGAGGTTTGATCTATGCCTCGTCCATTCTTCCAACTAACTTTATACAAATCTAATCCTTGCCAAGAACCAAAAACAATTTTGTCTGAACCGTATCGAGCAACATCAGCAGAAAAGTATCTCTCATTGCTTGGTTCAATTGTGTTAGTAAACATGTCACACAGTGAGTCATAATCTACTAAATCATTTTCACCAACCACATACTCCCACATTCCAACTTTCAAACGTGCACGTAGGGTTTTATCTGTAATCATGTCCAATGATCGTGCGTAATCCTCAGCCGTAAACGGATTATCACCATACAAGGCTTGAATAAACGAATATTCTTTAGGTAGAGTTTTTTGTTTCCACGGCTTGTAAAAGGTTCTATATAACCAATTCTGCTCTGGGTTGCACGTGATGAGCACCTTGGGAGTGAGTCCGTATTCTTTATTCATCCATCTACCTATACGAGTTTTAAGCATGTCAAAGGCTGCAAAAGCAACTTCTCCACCTTCTTCTATCCATCCTCCGGTGTATTCAGTTGAACCGATACGTTGAAATGTAGGATCACGAGGCAATACTTTTAAATCGATCAGATCGATAACGCTGCCGTTTTTAAACTGTATGTAATTGTACTTACCGTTAAACCGCCAATCACTATCTGGTATTTCATGATGTGCACACACCTTTAAAAAGGTCTGGTACGAGGAACTCATTAGCCGTGTTAACTCGTTTCTGCCTAAAAACCACTTGGTCCCAGGGTAAAAATAACAGTTAGTCATCAGCCATTCTGCTCCGAGCCAGCTCTTTCCCCCGCCAGCTCCGCCACCAAAAGACACAAAAAAAGTCTTATCGTCTCTGAGTTTCTCATAAGCTAGATGTTGCTTGTATGTTGGTTTAATCGTCGGGATTATCGTGCTCATTTTGAGGTTTTGCCGGTGGTAAGTAATTAAAACCTGATATTTCTTTACCTTGAGATGTAACGTCCACGTCTTGCTTGTCTTTCCAGTGAAATATGTTTTTACCAAAGAACATAGTGAACTGTGGGGAGTAGAGGTTTTGCAGCGAATTAGAGGCCCACATTGCCTCTTGCATTTTTTTAGCCCTCCTATAAGCACCGAGAAACTCTTTGTATTTTATCCTACCAGAAGGTGTAGTCGCGTTCGCCCAATTAGCTATTGTGTCAGAATCTACATTTATTGAGTGTGCAAACTGTTGTATTAGAGGTAAATCATTAGCTACCAGCTTAAATTTGCTAAGAATATTACCATCTTTATCCTTTTTGACAGGATATTCTAGGGGTTGTTGTTTTAAATACGGTACATCGAAGAACTCAATTATCTCTTCTGCGAACTTCTTGTTGTATTTTGGAGGTCGACCTCCTCGGTTTTTCCGTTTGGGCATACATTGATATTATAACGGAAAATAAAACTATTTAACAACTTGTATGCATACTTGATAGGCATAGAACAATAAAGGCCAAGCAGATACCCATCCTAAAATTAAACCTACAAAGAATATCATCAGTTGTTTGAGTATTTGTTTTTCTTTCATAGTTTATTCAACAATCTCAATGCTTGGTAATCCTTACTCGTTTCTTTCACGGTTAATTTCTGCAACTGTCATTTTTTTGGGTTCGGTTTTGAGTTTCCATTCCCACCCAATAATTTCTGACAACTTCCAAACTCGAAACTCACAAGGGGTATGACTAGAAACAATAGCTACATTAGCAAATACATCCAATCCTATAAACTTCCATTCATCTCCATCGCTATCAACATATGTCTTACCTTCTTCTAGTTCGTCTAATGATTTGATCATAGTGTCTCCTGTTTTTGTAAAATCTTCTTGTCGTAAGAAATACCATTCACTACCATCTAAATGTTCAGCTTGCCAAGCACTTATAACTGATTTAACTACAAGCCTAACTGTCTCTCCAAATTTAAAACTGTGCATGTTTGAATTTCCTATCACCTCTACTAAGTCTCCTGGTTTATAGTTCATAGTTTCCTCTTTAATTTTTTAATTTCTGATAGAACCGTCTCGTGACTGTCAGCTACTATAGCAATACCACCATGTGATTTTACTTGATCTAGAAACGCTCGTTGCGCATCAGAGACGTTTTTAATCTTGCCGGGCGCTTTGACCTCTATTGCTAACATAACTCCTATGCCATTTATCCGGACCATGCCAAGGATGTCTGATATTCCTTTGATACCACTACGCCACATCCGAGTTCGTCCACGTTTGTCTTTAACTGATGCCATGCCGCTATTCTGTCTCCAAACAAACACATCTTTATCATAAGCTAGAGCCTCTAGGATGTTGTTTTGTATATCTTTTTCTAGGACCTTTAGTCTCATACTTGTAATACCTTTCTAGTAACTGCTCGTTTTTGTATTTTTAATTCTCCGTTATCAATTTTCTCAAACAATTCAAGCAGCATGGTTTGTAACATTTTCTTTTCTTTATACATAGAGACAGCGCACAGCTCAAAAGTTCCTGACATCTCATTTACCCAGGCCCTGACAAACTCTTTTCTAAAGGTACCTTTTTGATAGTCATTAATTGCCTGTATGACTATTGCATTAAATAATCGCTTTTCTGGTGATTTTGTGGGGAAGAAATTATTACAACTATATGGTTTATTTATAGTTAGCATAATTGTACTTTCCATTCTCTTCATAACTTTAGTTTATTATTATCTTCATGGTACTGTCAATAGTAAAACTAGTACTTGTGTCACCTCATATTACATGGTACCATCAACGTGTTTCTTATTATTAATAAAACGAAAGGCTATATGCATTTTAAGAAAACAAAAGAGAAACAATTAAAAGTTAAAACACCAATGACCAGAAAGGACAATAAAATAAAACAGACAGTCAAAACCGTTACTATCACAGCAGCGGTAACATTAGCTATTGTGTTGGCTATACTAGCTAGCTTAAATTACTTCTTTAATAGGTACTATTTCAGCTTTCATAGTCCAATAGCCGTACAAGTGCATTCACCAGTACAGTTACACATTAGAAATGAATCAGGACCGTATGAATCACCTATTGAAGTGCAAGCGCAGGAAGTGCAAGAGGCTACACCAGCAGCGCAGCCAGTTAAGAAAGTGAAAGTAGAACCTAAAAAGGTTTCTCACAATGGCAGAACTGCATCGTGTGTAAGTAATTACCCTGAAGCAGCCGCTAGACTATCCGAAGCATTCCCAGGTGAGGCTGCACAGGCCACTGAACTATTCTGTCTAGAGTCTAGTTTAAATCATGAAGCAATTAATCCCAGCAGCGGCGCTTGTGGATTAGTCCAAGCTCTACCATGTTCTAAGCTTCTTGCGCAGTGTCCTGACATGGGTCTAGAATGTCAGGTAGATTGGGGTAAAGAATATATAACAAAACGCTACAAGACAGCTACACAAGCTCTAGCGTTTCATTCACAGAATGGTTGGTACTAATGAAAATAGACAGACCGGTTAAATTCACAAGACACTTCACATCAACGATGAAGAGTCTAAACATTAGATATCACGAACTGTTTGTGATGATACCCCTTGCAGAAAAATCTAAACCACCTGATAAAAGCAAGAAGAGATATCAAGATAATGATAATGTGTTTTGGCTGCGATATGAGACGTATATATTTGCCATAGCAAGAACTGATGATAAAGATAGTGGTATGCCTATATATTTGTTTATGTCTCTATTCGATCAACGTATGTATTTAAATAATCCAGGAGAATTATGATAGATGTTACTAAAGTGTTAAGTAAGGCTATGAAGCTAGGTTATATAGAGTATGAATCCATAATAGGTAAGTCAGAGGATGAACTCCTATTAATGGCTAAGTGGCTTGTTGATACGTTCTCTTTAGAATTAGATAGGGAATAGTTAACTAGAGTGTAATTATTAAAAGGAGGTAAATATGCCAAGATTGCCAAAAGGTCTGACTAAAAAAGAAACCAGACTCTATAGGAATCGTCAGCGTAGTAAAAATTACGATAGTACGCTATGCAATGACAAAAACTCAGGTGATAGGTGGAGTTTGGAACATGAGGATCTGGTTTTAAATTTCAAAGGAACTGATAGAGATTTATCTGATCTTATCCAACGATCGGTCCGGGCTATTCAAAACAAAAGAAATAAAATAATTGAAAGAAATTAGTGGTTATTTATGATTAATAAACAAAAACTAACGATAGGAATAATATCAGGATTGATTTTATACGGTTGTTCTATGTTTGATGGTAGAGTGTTCTACGACCCCGAAGAAATGGTTGGTTGTAAAATAGGACAATATACTTTTGAACTGATGAGAAAAGATTGTAAAGATGAAATAGTAGATCTATAATACTCATACTCCGGTGTGAGAGACCGCAAATAACCATCCGTAACGGGTGGTTTTTTGGTGCTTGACACCTTCCCATTTAGCTATGTTATAAATGACAGGCTGATAAAATCTCTACTAATACTCATCCATTGTGAGTGTTGGACACTACAAGGCAGTAGAGAGCCGTTCAGCACCAGCACTTACAATTGATGGGTATTTTTTATGGCAGATTTTACACCAGTAACAGAAAGAGTTAAAAAAGGATACGGCAACAGGTTGTTTAAAAAACCTAAAGGCAAGAAACCTTCATTAAAGTTTTACCGAGAATGTAGCAAATGTGAGTTTAAGTTTAAGACCACTAAAGTCTTAGATAAGAAGCTTTGTAGTGTCTGTAGAAGGTCTATTGCTAATAGAATGCAGTATGAGAAGAGTCTTTAACAATTGAATGGACTTACTAATTACGTACCCTGGTTCAAGCAGGCTTGAATAATAAGTAGGTCCATTTAGAGGTTAAACTCTAACGCAGCAGACAAACCGAAAGGCCTATCATGCCCGGCGTTACGGATAGGATAAATGAAAACAGTCTTCCGAAAAGGAATGACAGCTATAGCAATAGAACTTTGAAATATAACCGGAAATAATTGCAGTTGAGAATACACTGGGCTAACGGTCGCTACTCCTATGTCTTTTGCTAGCTTTTACTACCAGGCTATATAATAAAGACAAATTTATTCAACAATCAAACCGAAAGGAATTATCATGAAATGTTACTACAACATAGATCATCCAAATAAAGAAGCTTGTGAAAATGAAGTTAATGGTTTTTACTACTGTTCTACCCATAAAAAACTCGTCTACGGAAAAGAAAACGAGCTGCACAAAAAAAGCTTAAGTTATATTCAAAAACGATTGAAAGAAATGGCTGAAGATAAAAAACGAGGAGATAAGTTATTTTAGTGTTTTCCCAGAGGTAAATTGCTTGTTGACACAACGTGATGATGGTACTATGATGGTACTAGATAAAGCAATTAACAGTTAACAAAGGAAATATGATCTCATACGATAAAATGCTCTACATAATGGAATTGGCTTCTCTGACAGGACAATCACTAGAAGCCGATTCATTATCTGACTACCTAGAACACATGGCAGATTCAGTGATTAAATCACTTAAAAAGGATCTCTTTAAAATCCGCCCTCTAAAGCTCTACGATCTCTATTTAGGACAACCATGCTTTGGTGAGGACTTTGAGGACGCACACATGCCCAAAAGCTGTGACAAGTGCACACAGGGCGCAATTAACAACATTGAAGAAATGATGGGAGGGTTAGATTAACAAAATGATTAATAACAAATACTAATAGGAATGTATGACTAACCGTGAAAAAGCTAAAAATAAAGCAGAGGAAATAAAGAATATGACACAAGTAGACAAAGAAACAAACGAAGCAGCTAAAGAAATAACTAAAGGTATGGAAAGTAAAAATACAGATATTTCAGTAAGTGAATCGAATTCTGCAACTTTGATGAGTGCAGACTTACTAGCACAATACTCTCAGATGAGTCAGATGGGAGCTGAAGACATAAATGACGGCGTGAGTATCCCGTTTTTGTCTATAATCCAAGGACAAACAAAAGTACGTAAACCTAATGGACAACGGTATGAGGATGGGATGCTTTATCACACAGTAACTGAAGAAGCTTTTAGTTTTTTAGATATTCATATTTTAGTAGCTACTAACGGATTCTATTCAAAGAAACTCAATCAAGATGGTGATACTGGATCTAAACCTACAGATTTTCATCACTTTATAGGAGCTGTAACAGCAGTAGACTACACCCCGGTAGTAATTGACGTTAAAAGCAGTAACGTATCGCATTGGTGGGAATTTAGAGATACAGATCTTAGAAAGATCGTAAAACCTACTAGAAAAGAACAGGATGCAGGAGTAGTTCCTCTACCACGTCCAGCTCTAACGGTTCGGATTACAACTGAGTTGAAAAAAGACAAAGGTAATGAATGGTATACCTACAAGTTTGAGGTGTTAAGACATCAAGAAGATAAATCACTCATCTTGGTAGACATTGAAACCTTAAAAAGCTTTAAAGACATCATAACTCGATTTGAAGAAATGTTTGAAGGATACAGATCAAACAAAGAAACAAACAAAGAAGGTGTAGTTTTGACTAATTTATCTAACGATACCTACTCCAGCAGTGAATCAGAAACTGAAATCGGAGAACCTGAATTTTAGTTGTCTGATAAGCCGGTCATGTCTTCGCATAAAGTGATGACCGGCACTATTAGATAATTAAAAAAGAAAGATATATATGAAAGAAATAGAAAAATGTCAATGTAAATCAGATGAATCGTGTGATGTATGCACTGTTGACTCTGATAGAGACTATGACGAAATGACTCAAGGACAAAATCCGTTCGGTGGCTAATTATAATTAATAAAAAAGACTATGACATATACAACAACACAAGTAGCTAAAATATTAGGTTATACCGACGCATCCTATGTCTGGAAGCTTATTAAACAAGGCAGATTGAAAGCAACAAAAAAAAGAAAAAACCACAAGATCACTAGAGAAGCGATAGAGGAATTGTCAGAAGAAACCGGAAGATTACCGCTTTGGAATAATGTTTAAATGAAGTAGCACTTTAATTATTAGTGGCCCTCCTTGAATAAGCGACCACAAAAGACCGCAAGTCAGGAGTCATTGTAAGACTTACCGTTTCAAGGCGGTGTCGCCGAGGGCAGCCAGTAGTAATTAAAGTATTAACAACTATGAAAGGTAGAGTATGAAGA